CCAGAAAACGTTTATCTTCACGGTGGCAAAACCATCGCGCAGATGAACAAGTGGTCCCAAACACATGCAACTGGTGAGGACACATTTACTTGTGACTTCACCGCTTACGACCAAAGTTGCACTGAAGAAACTCTCTCTTTTGAGATTTGCTTTATGGACTACTGCAAAATTCCAACTGACTTGATAGATCTCTATCGTTGGATCAAACTCAACATGCGAACGCAATTTGGTTTCACCGCCATCATGCGTTTTACTGGTGAGTTTGGTACTTACGATTTCAATACTTTTTGGAACATGGCATACATGACTTTACGGTACAGACCTCGTAAAGACATGGCATGCTGTTACTCTGGTGACGACTCCCTCTTCTTTGGCAAACTTTCTGAAACTCCTGGCTGGTCCAGGATAGAACATAATTTCACTCTCATTGGCAAGACTGCTATCACTCCAATCCCGGAATTTTGTGGCTGGCTCTTATACCCTTGTGGTGTAATCCGGCATCCGATCCTTTTAGCCCTGAAGATAGTTTACCGCGCTGCGCGCGGTGATCTACCCAAAGTGCTTGATTCGTACTTCTTGGAATCACAATTTGCTCATGAACATTCAGACCGTTTGTATGATTATCTTCCCCCATTAGCCTTAGAAGCCCAATCTTGGATAACTAATTTTTGCTTTGAACATTCTTCTCTTGTACCTCATCTTCGTTACGCTATTGACCCTCAAGCTTGGAAAGATATACCCATTGCACTTCTTCCTTCCCATATCGCAAAACAACTGAACATTGATCTTGGACTCGCGAATTATTGACCCTAATAGCCTTTAATTTACCTTTTTATTTAATGTTCAATTACTAACCCACTTTCTTTAGATATGACCAACCTCATTGGCCCACTTGCTGACCTTCAATGCGACACGATCCAAATGTCGTGCACTTTTGTTTGTGATGTTGACAAACATTACGAACTGAAGTTTGAAGATCACAAGGAAGTCAAGACCTACCTTCAGACACGTCTTCAGGCTTACATTTCAGATGTGAACATAAAATTTTCTGGCGACATGGTTGCAGCTCTCTGTCCCTCTTCTTGGGATAAACCCGCTGACGCTAAGAAAATCAACGAAGGTATTGGACTGGCCATGGCGCAAGCTGTGACCACAATGTACACACCCCGTTCCTCAGTTGAGTTCCCGCCCGGTGTTTCCCCTCAAGTGAAACCGAAGGTCATCTTGGGCGAAAGCTCTAAGTTGATCTTCGCTGTTTACAAGGCTGGTGTTGTGACCGTGTTCTTCAAACTACACGTCCATGGCATAGCGCTTGTGAAACCCTGGTAGGTTCCAGCCACTCCTTCCGGTGGCGGAAGTGGGACGAACCGAACCCCACCGACTCCTGGTCAGGACAAGCCCCGACCACCCCCGAAAACAAGAAAACCCAGAACGCCTTCCCCTCCTTCCAGAACTAGGTCTCCTCCCCCTGCTCCCAAACCTTCACAACGCACTCACTCTGTCTCTCCTGATCCTGAGGAGACTAAGTTTGTTGCTGGTGTTGAAATTGGTTCAAATTATCTTGTTCTCCCTGCTACGACTATGATCGCTGTGTGGGACCATGCTCCAGATGTTTTCAAGTTCTATTCTACCAGCAATCACTTGCTGGCTGAATTGACGATGTCTGGTTTGGTTCAACCTTCCTACACTCCTTCTGGCTCTCGGCATGATAGTAAGAATCCCTACACTTTGTGGAAAGGTCCTCTCACTCTCTCTCTCTCCTCCCCTGTAACTTTTTCCTAATCGATGTCCGCTCCTATGATGTAACTATAGTATTCGGTCCTGTTGAGGTTT